GCCGATGATACGAACCCTTCAGATTCCCTGTATCGATAGGGCATCGAAGTGAAGTCTCACCCAATACAAACTGACTTGCAGATTCCAAGGCTCTACGCTGTCGTTTCTCAAGATGTTTCTTCACCTCGTTAACGAAGCTTTCATACTTGACCACTTTCAAGCCTCCTCACTGCTATTTCCAGATGATGACCCATGTTCATCGGGTCGTCAACATACAATATCTCATAATTGATTCCATCAACCACAAGCCTGTCGGTGTTCAGAATGAGTGCTGGCATGGCAGACCCGTAAGGCGAGGCTTGGAACGGCACACCGAAGTATGATGTTTGCTCGGCAGGGTCATCAATCAACAAGGTCAAGGGCTGGCAGAACCACGTATGCGTAGCCTCTGCCATAATCTTCGATGCCTTGTAGATCTCATTACCACTTGCCAAATCAAGCACCCCACGGCTTGTCATTATGGCAACCCATGAGGTGGTGGAACCGCCCATTCCATCGCTGGCTTTCGTCTTCCTGTGAATCTCACCTGTCATTCGGTAGAAACTCTCAATCATACGAACCCCACATATCGCTTGATACCACTGATGATATTATCCGGATACATCTTCACGAGGCTGGCATATGATACGCTGTAGCGTGACAAGGACTCCGAAGTAACCGTTCCTGCTGTCCCATTCATCGGTTTCCCGACAAGGTGGTACTCTATCATTCTGATAGCAGTCATGGAGGCTCCGGTAGGATAGACAGTAGCACCGTCATCATCGGTATCGAACGCCTTGTTCCGCAGGGAAAGATAGTCCTCTTCCACCATGGGAATCAATGCGGTGATTACCGAATCCTTGTCGGTACCGGTTATGTCCAGCACCGCTTTCACTTGCTCCAGCGTAGTTATAGCCATTATGTCAACTCCATCACAAGCTGTTTCTTGGTCTTCTTGTTAACATCCTCGATGCCCTTCGCAGTAGCCAATTTCCTCAGCTCCTGTATCGTCAGCTTCTCAAGGTTCTGTCTTCGCATCCTGTTGAAACTTGCCAATCCCATTCGACACCTCCTTATTCCGCAGACTCAACACTGAGAATCTGGAGTTCACCGGGGGTAAGCGAAAACCCGAGATGGCTTCCGCCAGTCCCTACGGTGAGGGTCACTGTCTCGTCATTCACCCATGTTCCACTGTAGTATGCAGTGAATGTCGCTACACCATTGACGAATGTGACAGTCGTGATTGCACTGTTTTGGTCGTCACGGACAACACCAGCTCCAGAGGTTGCGAAGGATACTGCAAGAGCACCGTTGAAGGTCTCATGCACAATCCCATCGCTGTCCTGCATCTTGATGGTGATTTCCTGCGTCTCCTTCCCTGCGTTCATATCGGTGAGCGATACATCAACAAGCGGAGGCACGTCAATGACAATGTTGAGGTCTCCAGACACCAGAGCGAGAAGGTGAGCGATGACATCATTGTTGTCGCTCATATAATTGTCCACGGTTGTCATGAAACCGTCAACAATGCCACTATGCTCCTCAATCCCGTCTATGTAGTCCGTCAGATCATCATAGAACGAGTTCGGGGTGTACGTGTGCTGTTTCAGCTTCTCAAGTTTTTCTTGGATAGTCTCCATTAGTCAACCCTCCTCAGCTTTCAGAAGAGTTGTCAGTGACCAGCCTGTGCTTCAGAGCCACGATGCGAACGTTCTTCTGGTCGTATACACGCTCCCAGTTTGTGCCAATCTCAACCTCTGCATTGGTGGGGGAACTTCCATTGATAGATGTGGCATTCCACTTCACACCACGGGGGTGCAACAGGAAGTGCGCCCTGTTGATGAGGATGTCGTCACCAGCAAGGGAATCACGGTCAAGTTCTGTGGGAACTGGAGCGGAACCTTGTCCGAATCCGAACGCACCCTGCCCGAAGATGTACGTATAGTACACTCCGTTCTCGTTAGGCACATTGTCGTTCACGATGACACGCTTGCCCATGTAGTATGGGAGGGTCGGGCGTCCATCGGCATCTGGCAGATACTCGATGAGCTGTTGCTTGACAAGCACCGCCTCGGTTGCCGAGTGCATGAGATATCCGGTGAGGTTGCTCTTGTTGTCACCGAGCTTCTGTGCGGTGTCAACAAGGTTGTCTGCGTTGATGATGTCGTCATTGACACCGGTTTCTTCTGTGACATCGAGCAGGTTTACTGCCATGGTATCCGCTCCAAAGATTCCGATAAGCGAAGAAACAAGCAATGCCTGTCTCCGTCTTTCCCAATAGGCCATCACCAAGTTGGCGATTTCAGCCATGGGGTCGTCACCGGACAGCTTCTTTGCGAGGTCGTTCACAGACCAAGCCTTACCACGCATGTACAGGACGGCGACGTCCTGCTTTGCCGAAATGTTAGCAGGGCTCAACGATAAGGAATCGGAGAGGACTTCATCAGCTCCAGAAAGGTCTTCCCAGAAAGGCATGTTCAACAGACGTCCTCCGCTCAATGCCAAGGTATCGAGTTCGGGTGTATTCTGGACAATCCCGCTCTGAATGAGAGTGGAAAGCTCAGGGGTTCGCTCGACGATGTACGGATTGAATACATCGGGAACGATTACATTTTCAATTTTCGTTTTAGCCATAATTATCTCCTAGTGTTTTCTTTGAAATATTTCGCAAGCTCCGGATTGTCCCTCAGCATGCGACCCTGTTCGGTAAGGTTCCAATTTTCCTTACTCCAAGGGTTCGTCACACCTTCATTGAGTCCTTCCGGCTTGCGTGGAGATCTGCCTGCTTCCCTGTACTTCCCATC